AGAATGTCCTTCATGGCGATATTGCCGTACCACGTCGTTCCTCCGTTCGGGGTGAAGAAAACCCAAACATCGACGGCGTTCGCCGTGGTTGTACGAGACAGGGACGCTGCCCCGCCGGGGAAAACAAAACTACCGCCAGACCAAGCCACAGTTCTACCGGCAGTACCGTCGTTCGTCAAGATCAGCGTGAACGAAGACGAGCCCGTGGCAATGGGGTTGGACAGCGTGAATGTGCAGTTGCCGGTCAGCGTGGCGGTGAAGACGTTGGCATTCCGCAGGTCAATGGTCGTGGCAGTCCCGGTGTTACCCAGGGCAGAAACCGTATCCGCGTAGGCCACCGGACGGACAAAACCCGCAGTAGTAACTGTCAGTCTAGTAGATGCCGATATATTGTTGTAGATTTGTAAATCGGCTATGTTCCCACCACTGTCTATTGTTTCGTATAGTAGCCAATGTGCGGTTCCAGAGGCATTACCAAGCGCAAGTTGAGGGGAAGAACTGTTTGCGGCAAACGCACCAACCAGCACGTTTGATGCGCCAATTGCACGGATATTGCCAACAGTGTTGCTAAGGTTGTTCCCGCTAAACGTAAGCCCGCTTCCCGTACTTAGCGCACTGGTAGAAGAAGCGAAAACAACACCCCCAGAGGTGAAAGAGGTCAGGCCCGTCCCGCCGTTCGTGGTGGCGAGGGTTCCGCTAAGGGTGACTGCGCCGGAGGTGGCGGTTGAGGGCGTGAAGCCCGTCGTGCCTGCGCTGAAAGTCGTCACGCCGTCAGCCGTGCTAGACGCTACCTTCACATAGTCGCTGCCGTTCCAAGCAACGATGGCGCTCTCACCAGACACCATTGTCACGCCCGTGGTCGGGCCTGCGCCTACGATCTTGACGGACTGTGAAGTTGAGGTTGCGTTGATGATCAGGTACTGACGGCTAGAGGCCGGAGCCGTGATCGTCAGCAGACCTGCGGGGTTGCCCGTGCAGTTGATCACCGCATACTGGGCAGAGCCAGAGGAGCCTGAGCCAACCTGCGTCAGCGTCGTGCCGTTGGTAACCGTGAGCGTCACCGCCGTCTGGGAACCGCTGATGGTCTGAGTACCGGCAACCGCCGAGTCTACATACTTGGTGATGTAGTCGTTTACCGTGTCGCCCCAGGTGCCCGACAGTTCTCCGGTAACCGGGAGGGCAAAGCCCAAGAGTGAGGTGTATGTGGTGGGCATCTAATGCTCCTATTCCGTGTTTACTAAAGTCCAGTTGGCGTTCTGAGCGTCGTCAATCAGGCTCCAGTAGAACACCCCGAAGTTTCCAACATTACCCATCGCCTGACAACCGGTGACTGCCACGAGTCGCTGACCAACGGCGACGTTTCCTGCCGCCCCGGATGCAGACACACCTGAGATTGCCACGGCCTTGACCGGGACTTCATCGCCAATCAGACCTTGACCGGCGACGCCCGTGAGCGCCACGGTGCGGTTGCCCATTGAAACAGTGCCAACAGAGCCGGTGGCCTGCACGCTACCAGCCTGCCAATTAAAGACTACCGTCCCGACAGCACCGGTTGCCGCGACCCCGGTAAGGGCCACGGTTATGTTCGATCCAACAGAGCCAACCGCCCCGTTTGCTACAACGCCGTCTTCGTTTTCTGCCGTACTAGCAGTTACTGAGCCAACCGCACCCGAGGCTCCGACGCCAGACAGAGCGACCGAAGTTCCTTCAGATACCGAGCCAACTGCGCCATTGGCAGTAATCCCGGTCAGGTTTGCGCCACGGGTATAGATGACCGTGTCCACCGCGCCGGTGGCAGAAACACCAGACAGGGCAACAGTTGTTACAGGCGCGGCTGTGCCGGTATTGCCGTAGGCAATGACGCCGTCTTCATTCTCTGCCGTATCAGCAGTGACGGAACCAACAGCGCCCGATGCGCTAACCCCTGAGATTGCGACTTCGTAGATGACCTCTGGGATCATCGTGCCAACGTAGCCGTTGGCGTGAACTTCCTGAATCTCTGGGTTGGGGAAGGGGTTTACCCCACCAACATCAGGATGGCAAAGGACGCCCGTCAGGGCAACCGTTATGGATTGCCCAGCGACAGAACCAACGGCACCTTGGGCCTCGACGCCTGTTAGGGTTTCACCAAGTCCGCCCCATGCGCCGCTGCCCCAGGTGCCACTACCCCATGCGGTAGGCACAATCCGACTCCTTTAGAAGAGCCGGATCAGGTCGTAGCCAGACGCAGCAGACCAGTCGTGGTGGTGTTCGACGGCATCGTCAGCGTGAACGTGCCTGCGGTCACGGTCTGTGAACCGAAAGTATGCACGCTGACAGCCTTGTCAGACTTAGACGAGTTGTAGATCAGCACCGCATCAAACGCCGTAGACAGCGTGACGTTGGTGTAGGTCAGACTCGACGTGGGGGTCCAGTACGCAACACCCGCCGTGGTCGAAGCATTGGTGGACAGCGGCGAAGTGCCATTGGTCACCGTGATACCGCCCGGGGAGTAGTTTGTGCCCGTCACTTCACCCGTCGTGCTGTACGCCGTGGTGCTTGCGTTATACGTAGCAGATGCTAGGTACAGAGCGGCCTTGAAGGTGTCGCCCGTGCCGGTGGTGAAGTTGTGCGTGGCCGTCATCAGTTCTTGCATGAACGACGTGCACATTGCTTGGGTGTTTGCCATTTCAGGGCTCCTTATTCAAATGATGCCGCTACGACGCCGATAGCAGGCGTCTTTTTCAACGTAACATGCACGGAGCGGTGAACGAGTTCACCCTCGTGCCAATACTCCACCCAGGTGGTGTATTCGTTGTCATTATCGACAAACCCTTCCTTCTTCTCAAGGAGGGATTCATCCATATCACCTTTGGTGGTAAAGACGGTTGCCATCAAGCGATCCTTATGATTGCGTTGGTACTGTCGGCAGTCGGAAACTGCACTTGGAAAGAAGTGACGGCGGTCTTGTCCCCGCCAAAATCAAGAACGCAGACAGTCGGGTTTCCGCCGCCAACTTTGTAGATCAACGCCCCACGGCAAGTGAACGATGCCGGGTTCCACGTTGCGTTGGCAAACGACAAGTACATGGTTGTGCTGTTTGGATTTGGCCCCGTCGTGGGTGCCACAGACACCGTGATGACTTCGCCGCCCGTGGTGTAACCACCACCAGCCGGAACTTCGCTTGCCGTTGTGTACGCCGCAGTAGTCGGGCCGATGGTCGCCCCACCCGTGTAGAGCGCCATCTTGAACGTGTCAGTGCTGAAGTTGAACTGGCCCGAGGCCAAGCCCACCTTGAACTGATTGGTCGCGCCTTGCTCGATGGGCATTACTTGACCCCAGTATTCTGCGGCAACGGGGCCAGACGCGACTGGCCACTGCGGTACGCATCGCTGCGCTCCAGACCATCACCCAGACGCTTGGCGAGTTGCAGGGCTTCCATGTACTTCTGGTTGTACATGGCCATCATGTCGTTTTCGCCCTTCATGTAGGTGTAGGCTTCGACGAGAGAGCCATACAGCAGCACCGTGTCGAAGTTGTCGCCCAACCAAGACGTACCCGCCGTCACGATGGACTGCGGGTAGTAGTAATAGTGAAGCTCGACGTTGTAGTTGGCGTTGGGTGTGGGGCCAAGAATAAACGTCAGTTCGTTGGTGATGGCGCTGCCATTCACCGTGGGGCCGAACAGCGCGTAGTAACGCGGCACACCAGTATCTTGCGGCGTCGGGTAAGCCTGACGAATGAAGTTCACGTCCTTGTTCAGCAGGTACTCGTACGTACCCGTGTTCAAGTTGCCACCCGTCACATCCGTGATAACGGCCAGAGAGTAAACAGACAGGAAGTCTTCAGGGGCGGAAAGGTACTTGTTGCCGTTTGAGACAACACCCGTCATGTTCTTGCGAAGCGACGGAAACTGCACCGAGTTGTAGATGCGCTGCTCAGCTTGTTGAACGAAAACGGGTATCTGAGCAACGAAATCGCTGCTCGGGTTTTCGGTATACGCCTGGATGGCGTTGCTGAGTTGCGTGTAGTTCACGCCATCGGTCCCCTGGCCATCGTGCCCTTGGTAGCGCAGCCAGTACCACGGATTTTGATGCCGCTGGTCTTGGTCGGCTTGTACTCGCCGCTACGCACGTTGGCCACAGACACGTTGGCCTCACGCAGATACTTCTTGTTGTCCTCTTCGCCAACAACGACGTTG